CTGCCGGGCGAGCTAATCCCGGTGGATCCTCTAAAAGTAAATCTAATAACCCTGGCGCTGGGGCTCACTTTATTAGCCGTATGGGTCCTCTCTATGGCGATAAGCGCGAGGAGCGCGGCCGTATGATTTTTAGAGCCTGGGCCGAGGATCAAGGTAAAGCCCAGGCCGCGGTAATCCGCGCAATAGAAAAAACAATAGCTGCTTTTAATCAAGGCCGTTACAGTAAGGCCGCATAATGGCGCTGAATATTCCTAGCTTAGTCGTAAGCGCAGTTACCACTTTTGACGGTAAAGCATTAGCTAAAGGACAAAAGACCGTATCCTCTTTTGCTAAAAATGTAACTCGATCTTTAGGTTTAGCTTTTGGTACGGCCGGAGTAATTGCTTTTGGCAAGGCCTCGGTTAAAGCTTTTGCCGAGGATGAAAAGGCCGCAGCTCGATTAAGCCGTACGGTTACTAATTTAGGCCTTAGCTTTGAGAATACTCGAATTACTAAATTTATAGCCGATCTTGAAAAAACGGCAAACGTGGCCGATGACCTTTTACGTCCAGCTTTTAGTTCACTTTTAACTACGACCGGATCAGTCGAAAAATCTCAAAAACTACTTGCTCTAGCTTTAGATGTCTCTGCTGGTAGCGGTGAGGATGTTGCTACTGTAGCTAAAGATTTATCTCTCGCTTACCTGGGTAATACTAAGGGCCTTACTAAATATCGTTTAGGACTTACAAAAGCCGAGTTATCCGGTAAGAGTTTTAGCGAAATTCAAGATTTAATAAACAAACAATTTGCAGGTCAAAACGCGGCAAGATTAGATACTTATGAAGGCAAAGTTGCGGCATTAGGTGTTGCTTTTGGCAATTTACAAGAAACCGTAGGGGAAGGGCTTGTAGATTCTTTTGCGATTCTTGCCGGCGAAGGTGGTATTGAGGGCGCTACTACTGCTATGGAAAGTTTCGGTGAGTCTAGTCGTGACGTTTTAGTAGGTACTGCTAGCTACGTAGATAAATTACTGGATAAATTAAAAGGACTTAGTGCAAAGGGCGGCGGTTTTGACTTTTTATCACTTATACCTATCGCTGGCGCTTATGTCGGCGAAGGTGGCGTATTTGATAAATTAGCCCAGGAAGGCCGTAAAGCTACTGGCCGCGATAAACAATATGGCGGCCGATACGCCGATATGTACAATGCACAAAAAGAAACGGCCAATGCTAAAGCTCGCGCTAAGGTTGAGGCCGATGCTAATAAGCGCGCTAAAGAATTAGCAGCCTTGCAGAAAAAATCAGTTCTAGCAGAAAAAAATAAGATTTCATTGTCAAAGGCAGCCGCTGCTTTTGATAGCACTCGGATCTCAATAGCCGCCGCCTTAAAGGCTACCTATGACAAGGAAACTAAACTACGCCTCGAGGCTCTTATGCTTATCGAGGAGGATAAAGGTGATGAGGCTCTTAAGAAAATAAGCGAGCTTGCCAAGTTGCAGAAAAACGCAGATTTAGACCGCTTAGCCGGAATAGACACAATTAGTAACGCTACTCTCGGAGCCCTTAATACGCAGCTCCTTAACGAGCTAAGGGTTATAAATACTAGCAAAATGGCCGAGGGCGATAAAGAGCTAGCACGTGAGGAGGCGTTTAAGAAATATAACGCTGCGATAACGGCTGCAGGTGCCCTAGCGGCCAAGGAGTCATATAACGAGCGTGTGCAGATTCAGCTTACCGAAATAGCTCGTTTGGCCTCATTGAGTAAAACTTATAATGCCTCAGCTACAGCGGCTTTACTACTTGAGTCTAGCGAGTTAGGGATGATAGATCGAGTATCTAAAGCGCAAGCCGAGGCAGATGCTAAGCGCCTTGCCTCTCTTAATCAATATATGGATGCGTTAAACGGTAAAAAACAGGATAGCTATGTAACTCCTTTTCCACGAAGCACACCGGGTGATTTTAGACGTGCTGAGGAGCAATCAAATTTGACAGGCCCAATACTTCCATCACTTAGTGAAATGCCTAAACTTGAAGCTGACCCTTTAGCTCCATACAGACAGAGTTTAGTTAGAGATGACATATTTGCCACTACTGTAACTATTAACGCCGGTATAGGTGATCCTGAGGCTATTGCTAGAGCCGTCGAGGATGTACTAAATCAATCTACCTACCGGGGTACTACGGTAAATCGAGGAGCAGGTCAGTACTATGTCTAGTTGGCTTCCTGAGTGGAAAATTATTGTAGGGACCACCGTTTACGATAACGTTTTATCTGTAAATATGGCTACGGGTCGAGATGATATAGATTTACAGTGCAACGCAGGCTACGCTCGTATGGAGATTATTAACTTAGATAACTCGGCGTTTGATATTGACGTTACCGATTCCCTTACCCTTGAGCTGAAGAATAGCGCCGGAGCGTATGTACCCGTTTTTGGCGGTGAGGTATCTGATTTTGGTATCTCGGTACGCTCACCTGAGGATATTGGGTTTATAACAATAGGTAATATATTGGCCGTAGGATCTTTAGCCAAGCTTACTAAAGCTCTTTTCCCAGATGCCTTGGCAAAAGATGAAGATGGGAATCAAATTTACGACGTGCTAAATGAGCTACTTATTAACTCTTGGTTTGAGGTAGCACCGGCTTTACAATGGTATAACTATGATCCTACGACTACCTGGGCTAATGCTGAAAACGTAGGTCTAGGCGAAATAGATCAGCCTGGACTTTATGAGATGATAGCTCGAGGAGCTGAGCCTACTAGCAGCTATAACCTCTGCGCTCAAATAGCACAAAGCGCACAAGGGCAGATTTACGAGGATAAAGCCGGTCGAGTGTGTTATGCCGATACGGATCACCGTACCCAATACCTATCCACTAACGGCTATACGACTTTATCGGCTAACTACGCTATACCCTCCACGGTTAAAACTATCCTGCAAATAGGCAAAATCCGTAACTCACTGGTATTTAACTATGGCAACAATTACGCTAGCCAAGCTACGGCCCTAGATGCTAGCTCTATCGCTAACTATGGCCGCTATCAGCGCAGCGTTACGACTAACCTGCATAACCTAGCTGATGTCGAGGACCTTATGGAGCGAGAACTTGGCCTCCGGGCCATCCCTCGAGATCAACTACAGAGCATTACCTTTAGGCTTGATAATTCAGAGCTACCCGATGCCGAGCGAGACAAGCTAATAAATGCCTTTTTTGGGGAGCCGCTAATAATTAACGATCTGCCTATCAATATGTTTAATGGATCCTTCAATGGCTTTGTAGAGGGTTTTGCTATTAGAGCTACTCCGGGTTATGTAGATCTAACCCTTACTCTCAGTCCTACAGATTTCTCACTGGTCGCGCCACAGTGGGCAACAGTTACCCCGGGAAACTTGGTTTGGACCGGTGTAAATGCTACTCTTATATGGCAAAATGCTTTTGGAGGTTTAACCTAATGGCAACTACTACACCTAATTTTGGATGGCCGGTACCTACGTCTACCGACCTAGTAAAAGATGGAGCTACAGCTATTGAGGCTCTAGGTGATTCTATTGATGCGTCGCTGCTTGATCTTAAGGGTGGCACTACAGGGCAAGTACTTAGCAAAAACTCTAATACTGATATGGATTTTACCTGGGTAACAGATGCAGCCGGTGATATTACCGGTGTTACTGCCGGTACAGGCATTTCAGGCGGCGGTACAAGTGGTACGGTAACAGTAACTAACTCAATGGCTACGGCTATTGATGCCAAAGGTGATTTAGTAGTTGGAACTGGGTCAGATACTTTTTCAAGATTAGCAGTAGGAACAAATAATTATGTTTTAACTGCGGATTCAGCCGAAGCAACCGGGATAAAATGGGCGGCCCCTGGCGGTGGCGCATTAGTTAAAATTACGTCTAATTCATTTAGTGCACAATCTAGCGTAGCTATAGATGGCTGCTTTACCTCTACTTATACAAAATATTTTGTAATTTGGGAAGCCATATCATCAGTATCCGACGCCGATTTACAGTTACAATTTAGATACGCTGGGCCGACAACGCAAACTTCCACCGCTTCCGGTTCAGGCTTCGGTTACGTCAGAGGAAACACAGTAAATACCTGGGGATATGTAAGTCAGGCACAAAATACTATTATTCCTTCTTTAAGCAGCGCTACTAGTTTTGGAAATATAACCTTTGATAACGTAGGCAATTCATCGCAACAACCTTGTTTCTTTGGCCAAGGATTTGGAGACTCATTCCAGGCAGTAAATCAATATTCAGGTTATAACGATACGGCTAGAACTTACACAGGATTTTTACTAAAACCTGACAGCGGCACAATTACAGGCACTTATGCAGTTTATGGATTGGAAAACTAATGACAAAAATAGAAAGAATTGCAGCGTTAAAATTAGAGAATCCTGTTTTAACAAAACAAATTAACGGCAAATCTATAGAACTTGACGCGGCCGAATATGCAGAAACTATAGAAGCCTGGGCTGATGCCATAATTGCAAAAGAAGCTGCGCGAAATGCAAAAGATTCTAAAGCCGAAGCTGACGCTATTTCTAAGGCGGCTTTATTAGATCGCCTTGGCATAAGCGCCGAAGAAGCAAAATTACTATTGGCCTAATGTTAAAAAGTTATAACGGATACCCAGCCTCTAAAGATCCTGAGGAGATTAAAATAAAGTCCTACCCCGTAAAGGGTACGGATCGTAAGCTTAAGTGTGCTGAGAGTGTGGGCCCACTCTTAGCCGCTTTTGCCTCAGAGTTTCACGAGCTAATCGAACCTATTGACGAGGGAACCTTTGACGATTGGGCTTACGCTTTCCGTATGGTGCGAGGTACTACAGATAAATTATCGTGCCACTCATCAGGGACAGCTATCGATCTAAACGCTACTAAACACCCACTTGGCAAACGAGGCACTTTTCCAGCTGAGAAGGTACCTATGATTAAGGCCTTGTCTAAGAAATATGGCCTAAAGTGGGGCGGCGATTTTAAGAGCCGAGCCGACGAGATGCACTGGGAAATTGAAGTGTCACCGGCCAAGGCTAAAGCCTTAATCGATACTTTAGGTTTATAGTTAGATACACCTTAAGGGCACGAAAGGTAGACCAATGAAAGAGCAACTAATCGCTGCCGGTAAATCATACGCACGTGCAGCTCTAGCAAGTGCCGCGGCGCTTTATATGTCCGGTATTACAGATCCTAAAGTACTAGCTAATGCGTTTATCGCAGGCTTAGTAGGTCCTCTACTTAAAGCTCTGCAGAAAAGCGAGAAGCAGTACGGTTTA